TCCCCCACCGGCGTTGGTCAAGGTTTATAACCGAGATCGGTCGTCGGCACCCAGCCAAAGCCTAGTCTCAGCTTTGGCCTCTGCAACACTCCATGGGACCAGTTAACAAACCGGTCCGGTACTTCAGTAAAGTACTGAAGTATTGCAGAGTCGTCGTTGGTCGGCGTCCTCGAGCACTTACTTCGAAAAGTAAGTATCCTGGACTCCATCCTTTGTAAGGCACCATTCCACCTCTCCTTAACAGAGGGGCGTTCTGGTATTACACGGGATTTGAGACCAGCGACTCCTGAGTCCATAGCTACAACGGGAAAGTCCCGTTGTAGGGTCGACGCCAGATACTGCGCGACGTTAAGCAAAAACTTATTGTAAAAGTTATTGCACGTCTCAAGTACACTGGCAATGGACTCGGGGCTGCCGTCCGCGAAGGTTCGCCAGTACACTGGGGTGACATTTTCCCCAGCATATGCGTCAACACCACAAGACTCACGGAAGCGACCTGCTTCACATGACTTTGCGGTGTTGACCTTGAAATCTAAAATTTCAAGGCCTTCGCGGATCAGCTCCCGGCTGTCCTCCGGAGCGACAATGTCATCTCCGAAGACGGCTACCTCCGTGGCGACGTCCTTGATATTCTCGACCGTTGGGTCAAGCAACCTCGCAGTGAGGATTGCTGCAACCGTCACGGAAAAGAAGATCAATGACTCGACAGGGAAGGTACAGGCGTTACCCATTGTTGAGAATTTTCTCAACACTACGACCTCCGGCACCTTTGGTGTTAGAGATTGACGTAGAAAACGGGTACGTGATGCTTGTAACGCCAGAAGCAACGGTGCGTTGCACCGGAACATCTGACCTACAGCATGACAGGTGACTCTGTCACTCGCGGCCGAAAGGTCAAAAGTGACTAACGAGCCATCCAAGGACCCACGAAGGCAAAGATCTTGATTGTGAGATTGATCCCTAAAACGGATCGACCTCCCAAGCCAAGAATCATTGACCCTCTCGCAGAAGTAGTGCCAAACATTTTGTTGGCACCACATATGCTCTGAGGGTTCCGCAGCAATAAGCCGCGGCTTCGAAAAGTCTTTTGGTACGGCAATAAGCCGAGAGTACGGCTCAACGCTTTGCAGCGTTGATACCGCACAATCAACTTCTTTGCCGACCCTGTCCGCCCACGCGGCATGATTGTGAAAGCCACAATCCGCCAGTGGGAACACGTTCTCCAAGCGATCTGACCAGTTCCGCCAATTATATTTATTGGTGGGACCGGTGACCTCGGAGATAGCGCCTGGGCCGTGCCTGAAGCGCCAGTCTTGATAGTCGTAAGACCCAAGACTGATGCTAACCAACCTCGACACTTTGTCAAGATTGGCCAGGAAGAGCGACAGAACTCGCTCCCTTTCGGGAGCTGCTGCAGAGATCTTTCGGGCGTAATACTCGGACTCATAGAAACCTCTGTAAGTCTGAGACACGTCAAAAGACGAGACTGCAGCGTCCTCCCAGAACCTCTCCGGTTCTGGAAGGGTCTGATCGAGCTCGTAGAACTCCTCCACCTCGCGGTGGACGTTTTCTACAGCGCATTCCAATTTAGCCTTCTTTCCAAGAAACAAAATTTGTCTCAAGAAAAGAATGGCTTCAGTGGGTGCGCTCTCCTACAGACGACCGCACGGCTCGAATACGAGTAGGTAGAGTCCCCGAAGAAACTTCGGAATCACTACCCCACGGGTATACCTCTTCGTCAGAGGTAAATGCCCAGGAACGTACTCGCTGTTGACGAGGCACCTATCAAGGTGCTTCCCAACATTCGGGAGGTCGACGGCAAAGAGCCGTATCCCTCTCGACTGAGCCATGCTTAGGAGGCGAGTGAGATCTCTCTCAAATTCGCGTCCTAACGCCGGGAAGGCAAGCAATGCATCTTGAAAGATGCGCTTGCTCACCTCGCACAGCTCCTCGACGTGGCGATTGGACATGCTAGGAATTACCTTTCATGCCCCACGGCCATGTCAGGCACCACTCCACAGCTAGCGCCTCAGGTGGGAGAGTATTTGCTAACTCTCCCACTTAGTGAGCGAGGTCAGAAATGACCCCGAGGTGGCTACAGCAAAGCTGAAGACACCCATCGGCAGGATGATCGACATGTCGTTGGCAAGTTGCTCAACAACAAAGTACGTCAGCCTGTTGATCTCAGCGGCAGTCGTGGTCTCGAAGACCTTATGGCGCAACTCAAAGTTGTGCCGGTCATAAGAGACCCCGCCTTTCACCACTTTAGTGTGGCGAATGCGAGCTGTGAACTCTTCATCTGAGTCCCTATACAGGTACTCAGACGCATAAGAGTCCTGGTTGATCTTCGTGAGGATCACCGATCCTCCATCGATGGTCAACGTAAGCGTGTTGCCCAACATAACGGGAGCTGTTCCTAGGTACCTTGTGTCCGGACGAGCTCAAAGGCGATCAGAGGCGAAAACGCCTCCGACCTCCAGAGCGCTCATCTAACAGTCTTTCGAGTAGCCCATTTTTAGGGGCTAAACGACAGCCTGTCAAGGCGCCCAGGATCGACCAGTGGCCGTTTGTTAAAAACGGCCAGCGAGGAAGAGAGATGGGCAGGACTGTGGTTACTACTTTTCGCCACTTCCTGATCCGACGTTGGTAATGTTCGCTTGCTAGCGCCCAATCCCAATCGTCGGAGGATGTGTCTCGAGGAGAGTAGGAGTATTTTGACTCCGTCGTCTCCATGACACACATAGGGCCTACAGTTAACCCTACTGAGTTGTCGGCCAAGTCAAGATTTTGACTATAGTCACCAACCCAGTCGATTAACCAACTCCACGGGAAAAGTTCCCAAAGAGTACGCATCGCGGAAGCGGAAGTAACACCTGATTCAAGACGCGCGGCGAAGTGTCTAATTTCGTCGTTCGTCTCAGGCAACTTCGTTGTAGAGCTCAGTTTCCACTGGGCACTACCCCACCGTGTAACGGTGATGCTACCGTGACGCACGCCAGGCAAATTCGCCCCGGCCGACAACAACTGAACGTTGAGGTCTGGCAAGGTCGTCTTTGTCTGACTTAGGCCCACCCTTCTCTTGAGCGATTGTCCATCTCGAAGACGCTTCAGCTCACTCACACGATCATCGATCTTGCGAGAGAGAGAAGTTAACGTCTTGAGATCCCTCATCATCGGGTCAATGGCA